GGGTAGAGGAAACGGCTCACGGGAAGTTTGTCGTAGGTCCGCCCCTCAAGCAGCATGCGCATCATGACCACCCGGTATGTCTGCTGGAAAACTGGAACAAATAGCGCTCGCCGACGCGCGCTCCACAAAAACGTTGGAATCAAGCCGTTTCCAGCGTACATATCATCGATACGCCATTTTGAAACGCGGGAATTTTTGACCAAAAATAGACTCATACGCCACAATTGGAGTGGTAATTCGAGTGGTAAAGCTCCACCACCTCAACCGGGGGATGTGTCATGGTCAGGAAGTTCGGCAAGATCGTCGTCAAGCCAAGCAAGGCCAATCCGAAATGGATAGAGGCCTCCTATCTTACGCCAGTGTCCGCCTTTTCGGAATGGCCGGACCTGCCGAACAGGCAGACCGCCACCTTCCCCTGCACCCAGGACGGCAGGGACGAGGCCGCGGCATGGCTGACCAGGGCGAGACGGCGCATCGAGGCTGACGTGTGGGAGCCGGAGCGCATCGCCAAGCGCAAGGCCAAGGACACCGCCCTGACATTCGGCGAGTATGCCGCGAAATGGCTGAAGACGCGGGAGGGCGAAGGACTGCACGTCAACACCATCTACGGGATCCGATGCACGGTCAAACGGCTCATCGATGCATTCGGCGGCATGCCGATCGGCAAGATCACCTCGGCCGACATCGAGCGCTATGCGGCCACACTGCCGAAGGACCACCCATACGTCGGTCGAGAGCTGCTGTCCAAGCTCCGCCAGATCCTCGACGCCGCCGCGACCCCAGACCAGGACGGCTTCGCCGTCATCGGCAAATCACCATTCGTCATGCCGGTGCGCAAGCCCGCGCCCAGGGAGGAGACACCCGCCGCCACACCACAGCAGCTCCGGCGGATCCACGACGCCATGCCACGCAAATTCCGGCTCGCCATCACCCTCGCCATCTCCTGCGGAGGCCTGCGCATCGGCGAGGTCTGCGCCCTCCAACGCGGCGACATCGACCTCGACAACCGTCTCATCCACATCCGCCGCACCAGACTCACCCGCGCCCGCGTCATCGCCGGGCCGCCGAAGACCGCCAGAAGCAAACGCACCGAACCAATCCCCGAAGCCGTCATCCCCGAAATCCGCGCGCACCTCGCCGAATATGTGGCCGACCAGCCGGACGCATGGATATTCCCCAGCCCGCTGGACCATGACAGGCCGATCAGCACGGACGCCATGCGCGACGCCTACGTCAAGGCGAGACGCGCAGCCGGACGCGAAGACCTCCGATTCCACGACCTCCGCTCCACGGCACTCACCATGCTCGCCCAACAGGGCGCCACCGTCCGCGAACTCATGGCCGCAGCCGGACACAGCACCGCCATCATGGCCATGCACTACCAGCGACTCAGCGAAGACCGACAGCGCGCGCTCGCCGACAAGGTGGCCGCCAGCATCGCCACACCTCAGAGTGACGCCACAGTCTCGGCCGAGAGCGACAAGGACAGGGAAATCGCCAAGCTTCGCGCACGCCTAGCCGAGCTGGAAGCGGAATGATTCGCGATCACTCAAGCGACGTTGTGCCGTCCGTTGGGCACTTGGCCACGTCGTTGCCGTCAATATTGAGCGTCATCTGCCAGTCCATCGACGTTCCGCGCATCGCCGTGTCTGGGATGGACGTGGAGAATGTAGACTCATCATCCGAATTGCTCCAGCCTGGATAATTCAGATTCTTGTTCGTCTGCATGTTGAAGACGCTGCGGTTCGTTTCACCGGACGACACGTAATCGGATAGCTGCACCATCCAGGAGTCGCCGTTTTCATTGGTGAGCATCAGATCATATGAATAAAATCCATCCGGCTTGATCTGGTCGTTTCCCGGTATCTCCACACCGAGATACCCGGCGTTAGTGTCGAGCTTCACGTTCGGCAATCGCGGATCGTCACCTTCGCACGATCCAGACAATCCATCCGCAAGCGGAGTACCGTCGTCACCACTATCGGAATCCTGCGAATCGGTTTCCGTATCCTGTGATTCCGTCTGACTGTCAGCGCTCGCCGATTGGCTGGACGCGTCTTGATTGCCGCATCCTCCCGTCAACGCGACCGGCAGCATGACGGCGAGTGTGGCGACGATTGCTTTTCGAGTGATTCTCATCTTCTTCTCCTTCTTTTTCATGAAAGTCTACGCCTCCTCCGGCGCGCACTCACTGAAGCGTCAAGGAAAGAAGAACCCCTGCCGCAATGACGCGGCAGGGGCGTGTCATTTACTGCGCGGCTTTCGATATGAGCTCTTCCGGGCTCATATCCCACGCTTCGCAGATCTTCGAAATGTCGCTGAGCGCCCATTCCTTTTCATCTGCGACTCGCTGCCTCACATATGTCTCACCTCTTCCTATTGTTTTCGCAAGTTCCCTACCCGACATTCTGTGGATTCCCATTTCGGATCTTATGGCCTTGCTCACCTGCAGACCGAATGGGCTTACTTCTAGTTTTTTGCTACCCACATCTTTCATTATAGCGCGCAATTACGCGGACATGCGCGCGAGTGAAACGAAATGCGCGTGTTTTGATTTGACAGTGCGCGCAATTGCGCGCATAATGTGGTCTGTCAAGGAGGAAACATGACATACGGAAACATCAACGACATGGCATCGGCGAGGATTCGTGCGGTCATGGCCGCTCAGAACATCCCGGTCGCCAAAGTGGCTGAAGTCTGGCACCAATCAGTCGACATGGCCAGCCGCCGCATCAACGGCACCGTCGAACTCAAACTCGGCGAAATCGACGCCTTCGCCGCCAACACCGGCTACAAACCAATCGACTTCCTCGCCGACCGATTCGAAATCAAGATGCCGGCGCTCGCCGACGTCGCCTGAGAAGGGACGCGCCATGCAGGAATCAACCACCATCGACCAGCCACTCCTCGACCCCGTCGCGCTCGCCCATGAAATCGCGAAGGAAGCCGTCCGGCAGACGGCATACGCGCCACGCTGGGTCAGTCTCAAACAGGCCAGCGCGATGCTCGGCGGCGTCGACAAGAAGACTCTCCGTAAGTGGGCGAGAGCGGGACGGATCAAGATGCGCCAGCCAAGCGGATACCACGGCAAGGTCATGGTGTCCGTCGCATCCATTGAAGAATTCGATGCCAACGCCGGGACGCGCCGGCGCTAAGGAGGCAAACATGCGCAAGGAATCCAAGCCGAAAGACCACTCCGCCGTCATGGTCATCCGCGACCACAAGTGCGGAGCCGACGTCAAGGCCGCGCGAATCAGCATCATCACCGACGAAAATCACCTCGCCGGCGTGACAGTCAGCCGTGCGGCGCTTGAATCGCTGCAGGCCAGCATCGGCCGTCTGCTGCGCGAGATGGACGAGGAGGAATCATGACCAAGCTCGCACATGTCATCCTCTGCCAGCTCGTCGCCGCCATCTGGATCGCCGCCATCTGGGTGCTGTATTGCACACCGGCCTGCACGCATCCCATCGAACACCTCATCGCCGCGCCGATCGCGGTGCTCATCCCCGCGGCCGTCGTCACGTGCCGCATCTGCTCGGATCCCCGCGTCATGCGATGGCTGGAGCAGAAGTGAAGGACTTGGATGGCTCCGCTCACATTGCGGCATGGACGTGGTTCGTCATGCGCGTCCATGCGGGAGCCATCCAACCGTCAAGGAAAAGACGCTAAAACCGGCCGGACGGGTCATCTTCTTCTTCTCCTCCCGTCCGCCCCGCCGGAGCCCGCGACAGGATGCGGGCGCCATAGATCGGCGCTCCGATAACGCCGGCGGATGGATGCGCGGTTCGATTCCGCGCTCCGGCACGACATCCAATCCAATCCCAAAGGAGGCACACGATGCCAAGCAAGACAGCCAGGCCGGAAGGCGAGCGGTGGTTCGAATGGCCGCTCACGCCGACCAGCATCGGCATGACGGCGGCCGAACTTATCAGTGAATTGTATGAGACCGTCACCGCGCTCAACCATGACCGCAGCTGGAATCTCACGCTGGTCGCTCCGGCACGTTTCGGAGACATCATCATCGACCGCGAGGCCGGATGCCTCCGCGCGAAATGCGCGTGGAAGGCCAAGGATCCCAGCCAGCTCGGCCCGGCGCCCGCCGGATACGTGAGGGGAGAGTGACATGGCCATAGGCGAGACCGTCATCACCATCGTCGGCAACCTCACCGCGGATCCCGAACTGCGCACCACCCAGTCCGGCAAGCAGGTGTGCAACGTGACCGTCGCGTCCACGCCACGCATCTTCGACAGGCAGACGAACCAGTGGACCGACGGGCAGGCGCTCTTCCTGCGCTGCACCGCGTGGGGGGATTTCGCCACGCACATCGCCTCATCCATGTCAAAAGGCATGCGCGTCATAGCACAAGGCAGACTCACGCAACGCTCATGGCAGGACGAGCAGGGAGCCAACCACACCGTCATCGAAATGCAACTGGACGAGATCGGGCCAAGCCTGCGCTACGCCACCG